CACTTTGTCCATTAGCTGATTATATTCCACTAGGTCTTGGTTCAAATGAGGTTATTGTATTTGAAAGGGGTATAGGCGGATATTCAGCATATGAAAAAGAAAAATTAAATAGCAAATTTTTAAGTCAGGTAGAAGAGTCAGTCCAGATAAAAGCTAAAGAAACATCTACCGGAAAGATTGTAGACTTAAATCCTAATATAAATGATGCATATTTTGATACACTTATTTGTAATAAGTTTAAGATAGGGGAACTTGTATTAGTTGAAGGAAAACTTCCTAATAAATGGAATAGAAAGCAAAACTAATTATGAAGAATACGGATAGCAGATATATGTATAAAGCAAAGAGAACAGACAACAATGAATGGGTACATGGATATCTTATTAAACTTAATCAGGTATATATGATTATTTCAGTGAATGCAGATACTCTTGGAAAAAGTGTTCCTATTAAGAAAGACACAATATGCCAGTGTACAGGCATGGAAGATAATAATTATAAGCTGATATTTACAAATGATATTGTTGAGTTTCAGCATAGAAAGAATGATAAGAACCCTGACAGATACCTTTTATGGTGGAATAAGGAAATGAGTGCTATGACAGCAATTGATGCAAATAAGTGTGTATATGATGGATATGATTATACAGGCTTAAATAAATATGATGTCATTCCTCTTATGCTACAAAACCCTTATGGAGATTTTTATGATATCAAAGTAATTGGAAATATTGTTGATAATCCGGAGCTTGTTAAGGTTAAAGAAGATTATTCAAAATCTTTCTTACCAAAAGATGCGGATAGGAAAACAGATAAGAATGACATTGATTTAGAGTTTTAATGGGAGTAATGCGAATGAACTTACTATTACATGCTTTGTTAGTGATTATTTGTATAGATAATATCAGTACTAAAAAGAATAAATTATCTAAGATTTTATGGGCTTTATCAGGATTATGTTTTTCAGTTTGCGTTATATTAGACATCATACAGATGATTTAGTATTTTTACATCTATTTTTGATAAGGAGATTATAACAACTATGAAAGGTATGAAGAAAATTTTATACAGCACGGCATTAATAGTTACATTAGCTTTCATTCTACCCGGCTGTGCAAAGTGTATAAGTACAGAAACATCAACTGTGCAGGTTAAAGTGATAAATAAATATTATACACCAGAGTATTCGATATCACGTTATGATTTGAACCTAGAAACAATAGATAGAAACCCTGCTGTTTATAGAATTGATGTTGAGTATAATGGTGCAGAATTTAGTTTTTATGGTCAGCCTACATATAAGAAATATTCAAATAGGGTTGGAGAATATGTAAATGCAACAATTCAAATTAAGAAATATGATAATGATACTGCAAAATATAAGATAACAGGACTTGAGTAAAGGAAGGAATTACTGATGAAAAGAAAAAGAATGAGAAAAAATACAATTTATGATACACTGCAAGCTAAAAAAGCAGCATTTGATGGATATAAATTGTCTATTATGGATTATGAGGGAACAGAGTATAAAAAACTGGTAGAAGGTTCATCTGCAACCGGACAAACTCCATACATAGATGTAGTTAAGATTAAAGAGAAGAGAAAAGTAAGACATATAAATGAGGGGAACTATGATTTATAAAGAAGAAATTAAAGATTTATTTACTGTTCCGGAAGATTATTATTTAGCACACTGTATCAGTGCTGATTTTGGAATGGGTAAGGGGATTGTCGTTGAGTTTAATAAAAGATTCGACATGAAAAGAAAGTTACAATTAAAGTACCCGGATTATATTAATCAGTACACTCATAAAAGAATTGGTGGAGATTGTCTATTAGAAGATAGAATATTGAATCTTATAACAAAAGAGAGATATTTCCACAAACCAACAATAATTACAATGAGGCTTGCACTTGAAAAGATGAAGCAGATTTGTTTAGAGAATAATATCAAGAAGATTGCAATGCCTGTAATTGGCTGTGGTTTGGATAGACTAAACTGGGCGGATGTTTCAGAGCAGATAAAAAGTGTTTTTACAGACACAGATGTTGAGATTTTAGTATGTAAGAGGTAATAATATGGCTATTTATATAATAGCCCATCCACATCAGAACTTATATTAATGGGTGGTAAAGGCTTATATGAGCTGGATATATTAACAGACTATCTTGAAAAGATAAAGGCTGTATGTGATTATAAGAGGCATTTCTTTGGTCATATGCATGTAAACAGAGCCATTAATGAAAAGGACATATGCTTGTATGAACAGATAATAAGAATAAATTAATAAGGACTAATTATTAAGCAATCCAAAACATAGAAATATGTGTTTAAACATAGACAGAAGTGGACACATTAAGTCTTCTGCTTGTGGCTTAATAATAGGTTTCAAGGCTAAGTGACTGCTACTACCGAAAGGCATGTTGCAGATATGAACTACGTTGTACAGTAAGGTAAAAACACACTTTTAGATGTAATCTTCAGTCTGAAACTCTGTGAGTGCCAACCAAGAAACAATGCTAATGTCCTGCATTGATAACAGGGAAACACATAACCTCTGTATGACATTGTCAAGAAGAAAAATTCTCCGAAAGGAAGGGGTCAGAAATGACAAATTGTGAAAATTATGCATTTGTATTAGATGCAGAAGGTAAACAATTATCGCCAACAAAAGAGAAAAAAGCTTGGTATCTTATTCGCAAGAAACGGGCGATATTGGTTAGTAAATACCCAATGGTTATACAGCTAAATAAAATTGTTTCAAATGATAATATTTGTAAAGATGAAATTCGTTGTGGTATTGATGATGGTGGCTTGCATGTTGGTATAGCACTTGTCCAAAAATGTCAGACTAAAAACAAGACTTTATTTAAGGGGACTATTGAACAGCGAAATGATGTAAAGCATCTCATGAAAGTTAGATGGGATTATAGAAGATATCGCCGATATCATAAAAGATACAGACCCAAACGCATCAATAACCGAAGTTCATCTAAAAGAACTGACAGGATTGCCCCAAGTATATTACAAAAGCGTCAGGCTACATTAAGAGTTATAACACAGCTTAATAAATGGATTAACATTACAAGCTACTGGCTTGAAGATGTTGCTATTGATGTCAGAGTATTAACAGATGGTTTTAGTTCTTATGGTTGGCAATATCAAAAGTCAAACAGACTGGATGAAAATATACGAAAAGCTGTAATTTTACGAGATGGATGTAGATGTATGGAGTGTGGACAGTCTAATTGCAGATTAGAAGTACATCATATTAAACCAAGACGATTAAATGGGTCTAATACATTGGGTAATCTTATTACATTATGTGAATCTTGTCATCAAAAAACTGAAGGTAAAGAAGAACAATATATGCAGCATTACTTTAATATATTGGAATCTTCTGATAACAAAAATCTCAATTATGCTAGTTATGTAATGATAGGCAAAACATGGTTAAGAAAACAGTTGTCACAGTTAGGAGTGCTGAATCTTACAACAGGTGGAAATACAGCAAACAAACGGATTGATTGGAATATTGAAAAATCTCATTCGAATGATGCAGTCTGCATCACAGATTTACAGCCTGATTCATGTAATGTAAAAGATTGGATTATAAAACCAATGCGTAGGCAGAGTAAAGCAAAAACAGATAATGTATTAGGAATTAAACACAGAGATTTAGTTTCTTACGTTTACAAAAATGGTGAACTACATACCGGTTATGTAACTGCATTATACCCTGAACTTAATGCATTAAATTTTCAAAGTCCAACAAAACATTGTAAAAAGGTAAATGTTAGAAAATGTAGAGTGCTTTGGAAATACAATAAAATTTATTGGTTAGACAGTGTATCATAAACACGTTTGTCTATAAATAAACACAAATAAGTATAATTATTTAAGGAGATATATATGAATGTATATGAATTGATTAAAGAGTTAGAAAAGATACCTAATAAGCAGCAGAGGGTATTCATAAGGGGAAGTAACATGATGCTTATTCCTGTAGAAGCTGTGTGTATGCTGGATGATAACTGTGTTGGCTTACTGGGAGACTTGTTTAAGAAAGATAAAAAAGCCTGATTAATATAAAATTATAAAATCAATCAATCGAAAGATTGCAGGTGATTTTGCACCTGAAGGGTGAGGACTTAATCAATTCAGAATTAGGAATTCGGAATGAAGAATTGTTAGTTTATTTGTTTAAAGATATGTAACTCTGAATTTTAAATATATATAGGATTGATTATCTTTTATATAATTAACCACTCACTAAAATCTATGCTAATAGTATCTATAAAATTTGAGGTTTTAGATATATTAAAATTAGCATAGGTACAAAACTCGCATTCAGAAAATGGATGTATGTGAAAGGTTTTAGATATATTAAATTTAACATAGATACAAAATAGACACAAAAAAGTACAAAAAATAAAATGGAGAGAAAAATATGGTATTATTAAGCTTCGTTACTATAGGAATGATATTTACATTTTTAACACTACTGGTAGCAGATTTGGTATTATTTGCTTTTTATAGGGCAGAACATAATTGTGTAAAGGCTGATAATAAGTATTTAGGTAATCCGGGATACTATTATAGGTTATTAATACTGTTTGGAAAAATTACTATTATTTATGCAGGGTTAGTTGTTACCTTTATGGCGGTTCTTGGAATAGCAGGACATTAAACCGGAGTAGTTTACATAATAAGAATATTTATATAAAAAGGACTGTTTATATGAAAATATA